ACCAACACTAGAAGCTTCTAAACCTCTTTGTGCTAACATTTGTTCTACTGAGGCAACAGCTGGACCAGCCCAACTAGGAATATTACCTTCTTCCATACCTTTCAATAAAGTATCTAACTGAGTAGTTACTAATGCTTCAGTTGGTAATCCTTCAACAATACCTCTTTCTTGTTCAGTAAAAGTAGTTAATTTAGCTTCTAAGGCTTGAGGATTATCTCCTAAAGAAGTTATAGCTTCTTCGCTTAATCCTGCAGTTCTTAATTGTTTTTTAGCTCTCGTAATTCTTGCTAGACTTGTACCTGCTGATTGAGCAGCTGTAGCCATAGCTTGAGGACTAATTATACCAGAAACTTGTTCTTGTAGAGCTCCTTGCTTAATATTAATTTGTTGTCCAGCAATAGTAGGAGCATCCTTAACATCTGCAAAATTAGCTATTTCAGTATCAGTTAAACCTGCTGGGTCTGATAAAGTGCCTTGAGCTGCCGTTAATGTAGGCGTAGTTGTTACTAAAGTAGTATCTGCTAGAGTAGGTTGTATTTGATTAGCAGTTGTTTGGTCAACTGTTACAGCTGTATCTACAGTCTCCATAGTTGGAGTTGCTGCAGCTTGAATACCTAAATCATTACCAGTTGTTCGTAAGTTAGTGCCTGATGCTCGTGGCATTAAACCACCATCAAGCCCTGTGCGTAACTTAGCTACACTAGGTTTAGCACTACTAGGTAAATTACCTTTAGCTGCTCGTTCCATTGCAGTTCCGGTTCTAGCTACTCTTCTGTCTCTTTCTGTTGTCATATTTGTTCTCGCTTGTTTAGCTGTTTTTTCTGCTGCTGTTTCTTCTGGGGTTTTTTGAACTGGTGGTACATAACTTGTTGTATAGTCACTATATAATTGTGGTAGTTGAGCATCATATCTTTGTTTTGCACGATATCCACCCATGCCTCCGCCTGTGGGTCTAGGATTTGTTTTAGCATGTTCAACTTTCCACTGGTCAAAATTTAACATGCCACCATTAGCAGCTTTAAATCTATAACTTTTTTTTTTCTTCATAGTTCTTTTATCTTATTTCAAAAAGCCTATCAAGTTTTTCATCAAGTTTTTCTAACCTGTCCATAACATTTTTCATATCATCTTTTAATTCGTCTTTAGTAACATATTCTCTAGCTATTTCTTCTCTAGTTTTGTTTAACAAAATATCTAGCCTTTTGGCTTCGTTAGCATTTTGTCTAATACTGTAAAGTATTGGTCCTAGAACTAATGTTATTATTGCATTCCAAATAATGTATGATGATAATTCCATTTTAATTCCTTTTAATTATTAAATTTTTTTTATTAACAGTCCTTTATGTATTATTTCCAAAGAGGACCATCTGCCCAAGCAACTAAACTTTTTCTTACTCCTTTAGTAACTGGAGTAACACGATGTAAGAAAAAAGAAGGAAAAATTAAAACTGTACCTTTTTTTCTAAGAGCTACTGGGTCTGGAGCTTGAGGTGCATAATTTGAATCAAATTCAAAATCTCCTCCTTCATAATCTTTACTATCTGAAAGTTGAACAGTCATACTTAATTTTCTGTGCTTCATAACAGGAGCAGCTAAAAATACATCGTGATGAAAACCATAATGTCCTTTATCTTCTGCTTTATAAAGTGTGTGTTGTATATCTTCAATTGTATGCCACTCTACACCAAAAGCATTATTATTTGCCTGAGTAAAAAAAGCACTTAACATAGGTATAATTTTTGCTGTACCTTCTTTTTGTATAGGTAGCCACCTTATTTTAGAACGTCTTATATCAGAAATATTACTACCACCTGATACATCGCCTGTCATAGCTACTTGTTCTTCTAAAGTACTTGCGTATTCATTTATTTGTGTAACTGTTTCTCCATCAATACCAGCTTCCCACATTTGCCATAAATTTCTCAATTTCTATTCCTATTGTAATTTTGCAATTAATAAATTATAAATCTCATCTTCAGATAATTCATCTTCATTAATAACTGTGTGAATAGAATCATCAATTTGAGGTACGAACCAATCATATCTCGGTTTATCTAATTGACGGTCTTCAAACTCAATATTATCGTAGAAATCATTTTCAAACTCTACGTCTAAGTTCTGCAGTGGTGTACCGTCTAAAACTAGATTACGTAAAGCACACTTTTTATAATTATCCCAAGTTTGGGTAAATATAATGGTTTCTACATCTTTTGTATTTAATATAGCTTTGTAAGCACTTGTTGATGTACTAGGTGCTTGTGTCTCAAGGTCAAAAATATTATCTACACACCAACTTGCACCAGCTAATACTAAAAATTTATAATCTGCATTGCTTAAAAATTCTAAAAAAGATTCGTTAAAAACTAAATGTCTAGATACAATATTTTCAGGATAATCGCCTGTTGGTATATTAGATTCATCTTTTTCATTAAACGGCTGACACGATGTATGCACAAAACATATATCACCATCTGTGCTAATACTCCAATTAATTGGATTATTATGCTCATCAGTACCAGTGTACACAGTTCTATCAAGAGTATATTGTTCTCTAATTCTTTTAACAATTTTATGCTTACAAGAAAATCTTAAACCATTAATACTTAGAATTTTCATTTTGTTTTTTTTTCTTTATTATTTTTATGAAACTGCAAAGTGCATTCTATAATAGTTTCCTACCGTTAGATTAAATGGAGTAGTAGAACCACTAAATCGATACCAACTAGGGGTACATTCACCATAACCCCAACTAAAAGAACCAGTACCGATAGAGCTTGGCAAACCTGATATTGGATTACCAGTAAAATTAGCTACATAAATAAGATTATTATTAATGTCTGTTATTGCAATACGAGAAGATGTTGTTTGTATTTCAGGAAAATAAGTACGACTTAGGTTATAATAATTTGGATGTCCTTGTGGAGGACTCACTCCACTATTTGAGTATATTGTCATAGATGTAACATTTATACCTGTTGCAGTTCCAGTATAATGAAAATAATTACCGTCATAATTCACAGGAGTTCCAGAGAATCTTATATATCCAATTGTAGCTGTATTTCCTCCATATCCACCATTGACAAAAGTCCAATTGCCTGAATTTGGACCCCAACTAGTAGACGCATAATAATTTACATTATCAAAAGTGTAAGCACTTATACTCGGATATCCCACCACATATGGGCTTGGCAAAAAGTTTGATACCCTGTAAGTACCTAGGGCTGGTGGTGTGAAACTTGAAGCTCCATACCATTCATTGAATGCCATTTGTGCTCCAGAAGTTTTACCAATTAACCCTCTAATATCTGAATCATTTAGTGATGCTTGAGTGCCAGAACCACCTCCCGCTTCGACATGAAATTGATTTAGAGATATTGGTCCTGAACTAGGTATTGCCATCTTAAACTCCTCTTAATTCTTCAAGCTCTTCTTTTAATTCTTTGATTGCTTCTATTAACAATGGAGTTAATTTTGCATAATCAACTGTCATATAATCTTCGCCAGATTTAGATTCTTTAGTTTCTGCATTTGTATCAAAAGGAGCTAAATCAACAATTTCTGGTAAAACTTTTTTAACAGATTGTGCTGATACACCCACTTGAACTTTATCTATATCGTGACCAAAAGATTTTGCTAATTCATTTTCTTTAAAATAAAAAGTTTCTATTTGTGAAACTTTATCTAAAGCATTTTCTATTTTGCCTACTTTATCTTTTAATCTTTCATCAGAATAGTACGCCGTTATGTTTCCGTCAGCATAGGTATTTCCTGAAGAATCCACAAAAAACCTATCTGTTCCACCACTATTTCTCAAAATAACATTTGAAACATATTGAATGTACATTTGGTTACTATGAGCTTGTATTTTTGCTGACTTTTCTCCTGTCCAATTACCATAGTTAAAAGTAATATCAGAACCAGCAGGTATATTAGTTGGTCCAGCAGGTCCAGTCGGTCCAGTTGAACCAGTAGGTCCAGTAGGTCCTGTAGGTCCTGTAGGTCCTGTTGGACCAGCTACTGTTGAGTCGGCTCCTGCAGGTCCTGTAGGTCCAGTAGGTCCTGTAGGTCCTGTAGGTCCTGTAGTACTACCTCCTATTGCACCCCATCCAGTTGTATAGCCTTCAAATTCACCTGTAGTTGTATTATATCTAAACTGACCTGCTTCTGCACTTGGTCTTTGTGCTGTTGTACCTTTTGGTATTAATAAAGCATCTGTATTTGTACCTAAGTCTACAGAAACTGTTGGACTTGATTCATTGACACCAATTCTATTATTAGAAGTATCAACTTTTAAAACATTAGTATCTACTGCTAAGTCTCCAGAGAATGTACCTGTTGTACTTGTAATTCCTCCAGTTATTAAATTAGCAGCAGCATAACCTGTAGCACCTGTATTTACTGTTGTAGACGGTATGGTTTGAGTATCAGCAAATAATCTAAACGTGTTATCTGTTGAAGCATCATAAAATAAACCTGCATACTTAGTAGTGGTTGATTCTACGTACTTGCCATAAAATCCAAAGTCAGTGCTGTTGCCTGTATTAGCATTTGTTAGACCTGTGAAGTTATTATCTGTAACTACAGAACCTGTTTGAGTTGTTGTACCTGTTACAGTTAAGTCACCTCCGATAACAACACTATTATTAAAGGTAGCTGTACCTGCATCGGACATATCTATGGTAATAGCAGTTATTGCACTACCATCATCAATTCCTTTTATCTGTATGTCACCATTATTGATGGGGTTATGAAGTAAAGCATGAGTGCTTGATTTAGTTATGCTAAAGAAATGAGAGCTACCATCTTCAAATTTAATATCTCCACCATCTGCATCTAGAACTATATCTCCTGCTGAATCTAAAGTTAAAATGCCATTATTTGTAAATATACTTCCGTTAGTTCCGTCTGAAGTAAGTATTAAGTCTCCTCCTGCACCCATACGCAAGAGTCCGTTGTCTACCATTTCTATATCGTGAGCAAACTGTGCTGTTCCTCCTGCTGACATATCAAGGGTAAGAGCATCTACATTTGAACCATCGTCACTACCTTGAAAAATAATGTCTCCGTCTGCAGTATTAGTTCGAAGAATTACAGAACCGGGAGTGGTATCAAGGTCAATTAAGAATCGTTGCGTTCCTGCATCTTTAAACCTAACGTCTCCACCATCTGCATCAAGAATAATGTCTCCAGCAACATCTATCGTCATGTCACCTGATGCGTTAGCAATATTGCCAGTTACGCTAACTCCTGTTGAAGTAGTCGCTAATCTTTCTGTACCATTATGAAATAACTCAACTTCTGCACCAGTAAATGCTCTAATTAAATTAACATTTCCAGCACCATTTAAAAGTCTAAAATTAGTAGCTAGTATTCTTAAATCACCTGTACCTACATCGGCTATATAAGAATTACTGCCATCGTGATAAATCTGTAAATCATTACTTGCTCCAAATTGTAATTTTTGACTATCTGGCAAAGTAATACCATGAGAAAAATCAAACTCATCATTTGTTGCATCCCAGAGAATAGTCGCATCTGTTGAAGCATCTACTGCATCTTGAATAGTAATACCTGCACCATTAGCAGAGCCTGAAGTATCACCTGACCCAGCATTTAAAGTTATGTTTTTATCTTCTACATCTAGGGTAGCAGTATTCAGAGTTGTTGTAGTGCCTTGTACAGTTAAATTACCAGATACAGTTAAATTATTAGAAACAGTAACATCATTTGGTAGACCTACAGTTACAGTGCCACTACTTTCTGCTACTTCTACTTCATTAGAAGTTCCTGCAAATGTTATTGTGCCACCTAAAGATGTAGCAGTTGAATTAGAACCATCTGATACTGTTATTGAACTATTTGCCAACATTGTATTTGTTACTGTTCCTGAATCACCTGTACCAATTAAATTACCTGTACTTGTCGGTAAAGTTAAAGTTACATTACCACTAAATGCTGAATGTGCTGGTGCTTGTAATCTTGCATAATGTGCATTTGATACTTCACAATAAAAATCTATATTGGATTGTGAGCCACCATTTTTAATTGCAATAGCACCTTGAGAAATTTGTACTCCATCTGTAGAGCCACCACCAATTCCTAATGAACCTATAACATCTACTCCACCTGAACTATCTATTACAACTCTATCTGAAGCATTGGTTCTAAATGTCATGCTATTGTCTGAATGAGCATATCTAATTTGTCCAATGTTTTTATCATCAGAATCACCAAAGAAAATATCACCACGACCTGTAGTCGTAGAAAGAATATTTAAACCGCCTGAAGAAGCTGTGGTTTCTATGGTAATACCATTAGTGTCAGGTGAAGTAGTACCTCCCACTAACAAGTTTCCTGAACTGTCTATTCTGGCTCTTTCACTACCATTATTAAAAAATCTAAAACTACCAGCTCCAAGATTATTAATAATTGCATCTGTGCCTGAAGTAAGTATTGTCATGGAATTATCAGAAGCAACAAGGTTTACTGCTATCGAACTATCTGAGCTTGTAAAAGTTGCTGCTGTATCTGTTGTGCCAGAATTAACTGCTAAAACTCCTGTAACATCTACTCCACCTGTTTTAGTAGCCAATTTTGTTACATTATTAAATCTAAGTCTAGCTTCTCCATCTTGTATAAATTGAGCACCTATTTTAGTTCCTGCTGCATTGTAGATTCTTACATCATCGCTTAGTATTTTGAGTGTGCCTACACCTGCATCTTGTATATAAGAATCAGAACCATCGTGGTAGATTTGTAAATCTGAACCCGTACCAAATTTTAATTTATCATTATCACTAAATAAAACATCTGCATTACTATCAGCTACAACAGCTTTAGAAGCTTCTACAGTTCCTGCTGTAGTTACGTCAACATAGTTTAATTCTGTTGTAGTTGCAGTAACCCCATCAAGTAAATTTAACTCAGCAGCAGTTGAAGTAATTGCTGTACCATTAAAGTTAATACCATCTAGGTAAGCTATACCGTCAACATATAAGTCTTTCCATTCTTGGCTAGAACTTCCTAAATCGTATGCATTGTCTGTATTAGGAATAATATTTGAGTTAACATCTGCACCAAAAACTACATTGTCATCTGCTGCATCACCTAATGTTAATGTACCACCATTAAAAGTTGTAGTACCTGTGACTGTTAAATTACCTCCAACATCAACATTACCTGTAGTAGTTATTGAGTCTGTAAAAGTATCTTTAAAACGTAATGAAGTTGTTCCTAAATCTATGTCACTATCAGTAACTGGAACTAAAGCACCATCTTGTATTCTTAATTGTTCTACTGCTGCAGAAGAAACTTCTGTGTAGAATCCTATTCTATTATTAGTGCTATCAATTTCTACTTTATTTAAAAAGTCTAAATCCCCAATCTTAAATATATTACCACCTTCTCCGGCAGTACCATCGTGTCTGTGTCCAGTAGAAATAGCACTACTAGAAGAATATGCAAAAACATTTACTAATTGATTGTATTCATTGTTAAACAAAGCTGCGGTAATACTGTCACCGTCTGAAAATGAACTTTGTCTAGTATAAGCTTGTGCCATAATTATCTCCTACCTGAAGGTATGTAATCTACATAAAAACCATTAATTGTATATGATGGTTTTGTATCTTCACTTATTATTGTAAAATTGTTACTCGTACCACTACCTTGTAAAGGTATTCTAATAGATGGGTTATCTAAACCACCAAATTTATTTATGCCAAATACTGCATCACCAAAAATAGATGGAGGATTTATTACTCCTAAATCAAAAGGGTCTAAAGGTTGAGCAATATTTAAATTATCATATTCAAATTTTATTGCTACATCAGGTTCTACAACTCCTTCAGCATTCATAGAAACTCTTAAATAGTGTAAAGTTTTTAAAGTTCCTAAATCACCATAATCAAAATCTGGTGTTGTATATCTAGCTAAAATAGTAGACCCATCAAAACTATCACCAGTGTCGTGTTCGTAAACAAAACCATTACTATCACCGTGATATACTTTTTCAATACCATTATTATCAAAACCTGAACCAATAGCTGTAACTTCTAAGCCTCTTGTTTCAGACCACTCAAAACCATTTGGTCTTAACGTGCCTATAACTCCTCGTTGTGCTGCATTGGTTGCTAGAGTATCAGTATAAAATAAACGATACTGAGATTTTTCTCTTAAAACAATACTATTAATAATAAATGAATTAATATTAGATGCTATAGTAGTAAGCACTGGTTGTATTGCTTGACTAACTGTACCTAACTCTACATCTCCAATTCTTGCTGTACCAGCTACTGTTCTTAAACCATCAGGTGCTAAAAATATTAAATCACCAGCAATCTCTTGAATACTATAACCACTTATACAACCTACGTTTTTAGTTACAGGTACTACTATAATTGTACTTGAATTATTTATATTCTGTAATTTAAATATTGAGTTTTGACAAAATATAAATAGTTCATTACGGAAACTTTTAATACCTTCTATTTGGTCTTCAATAACTATACTACCTGAACCAGTACTAGTAAAATCTGTTGGGTCTAAAGTACCACTATAAAAAATAGTATTTAAATTATCCTCTACCCCAGCAGCTATTAAATGTTTATCATGGACAGTTACGTGTTTAACATGTTTAGTTCCGGTAACTGTTATCTCACTACTAAAGTAAGTTCTACTATTTAAGTTAGCACCTGTGCCTTCCATTCTAAACTGATAAGGTTTATTTGCTCCATCAGCTATAATTAACGTACCATAATCTGAAGTTGCTGATTCAAATAAAGAAAAACTTATTTGCCCTTGTCCAGTTCTAGCTAAAACACTACGACCTGTAAAAGTACTATAGTTATCACCACTACCAGATACTGAACTTCTATTTATTTGTAAGTAGGTTATACCATCTTGAGTAAAATAAATATTAGTACCAGCACAAACTACTACACCATCAGCATAAGGAATAACTCCTAAAATATCGGTAGTATTTCCAGTCGGTTGAGTTGAATTAGTAGTACCAAACTTTTGATAACCATTTATTTTTCTATAGCCACCTTTTATAGAAACTTCAAAGTTTCTTAAATCAGTTGCTACTCCGGGAGTTTTTAATAAATCAATAGCATTACTAGCTTTAATTAAACCACCTGAACAAGCAACTGTATATGGTTGACTTTTTGCCATTAGAAGTATGTCCTATCGTCTGTCATATATTTAGGTGTAGGATTAATTAATACACTCTTCATTTGTCTCATGCCTTTTTTGTAATCTTCTAAAGCAAATGCTGCTTGTTGTGGACTTTCTTTAAATTGCCAAACGTAATATCTTACTCTAGCTAAAATTATATTTTTATATTGGTCTGGTAAAACTATTGTATCTCCATGAGCACTTAATGCTGTTGGTCTAGCAAAAGCATAAAAATGTACATTATAAATCTTGTCAGGTATTGGACTTAATCCAAACTTTCTATTGTCTGGTGATTTAATAACATAAGTTGGTTCACCATAACTTTGTGAATCAGCATCGTCATTATTTTCCGCATTACGATAATATCTAGTCCAATCAGCTAAAGTTAAAAACTTTAAACCTTTAGATACAAACGGAGCTGTTTCTCCACTAACATTTACAGTGGTAATAAAAAAATCATCCCAATCAACTTTAGAAAAATCAGTAATAATACTAGAGCTATCTGCTTTTAAGTTATACCATCTTTGTCCAATCACTGAAGCAACAGTAGTATTACCATAAAACGGGTCAGTAGCACCACTTAGTCCTGCTGAAAAGAACGGTAATTCAGGTTCTTCATTAGCTATATCAAAAATAGATTTATTAATTGAGTCTTTAACAAATTGTTGAAAACCTGTAGCAGTTGCAAAGTTTGATAAGGTTAAAGGTATTTCATTTAACTCTCGTAATATTTCATTTGATAATTCTAAATACGTTGTTGCCATTATTATTTATGTTTATATAAAAGGAGGAGTCCGAAGACTCCCCCAATTTTATTAATCAACTGTGTAAAAAGCTGAAACTAATGCTTCAGGTCTTAACACTTTTGCTCCGTAAACGTGCAATCCACGAACTATGTCACCAAACGAAGTTGGGTCTCTCAACACTTCAGTTGAGATAATAGTTTGTGCAGTTGCAGTCGAAGAAATGTGACCGGCAAGTATTTTACCAGTAGCTGTACTAGCAGCAGCAACATTATTAGATTTGTACATGTCAAATCCTCTTAGTTTACCACTAGATACAAGACCATTTCTTATAGAGCCTTGACCTGCGTTAAAGTCTACAGACAATAACTTAGAGCCAGATTGAGAAAGTTCATTGTAGAACGAAGGTGGTGCAACGAACCATCTTCCTTCTTCAGGAACACTTTGCTCATCTAGTAACTTAGCCATAAATGCCATTACGTCAAGTGGGTCAGTTCCAGTACCATCAGAACCTGTAAGGTCGATAGAATTAGAACCAACTTGGTGTGCTCCCATAGATTGGGTAGCAGCCGAAGCATCCGCACCTAGCACGTGGTCAGGTCCAGATGTAGAAACTCCAGAGAACATAGAAGCTATAACTGCAGCATCATAAGAATCTCTTAATGCATAAGCTGCAGATGAAGTTGCTACTTCTTTGAAGTTAACGTGTGACATATTTGTTTCAATATCATCTACGATGAATTTAAACGCCTTTGCACTATCTACGACTAAAGTTAACTCTTGGTCAGTTAATTTAGTAGCAGTAGTGTCAGAACCTCTTGTGTAGTCCGATACGGAAATAACAGGTTCTTTAATAATCCTAACTGAGTCTCCGAAAGCAGAAATTTCACCAGCATAGTCGGTGTTAGTAATAGCTTCAACTACCGAGGCTTTTCTAAAAAAGTTTAAAACCTTTTTGGAATATATCTTAGGTAGGAAAAAACTATTAGTTTGTCCACTTACGGAGTTTGCAAAGTTAGCATCAGTATCAGTTGAAGGTTCAAAAAATTGAGCCATGATAATACTCCTTTGTGTTTATAGTTTTATTTAACGATTCTGCCTTGTTGCATAGCTTCGCTGATTTCAGCTTCGTGTTTATCAAACTCATCCATACTCATTGCAGAAATCTCCTTTTCAGACCAAATTTTTTGTTGCTGTGGTTCAATATTTGTTGTTTTAGTTGAAACCATATCAGCAGCAGATTTAGTCTTTTTAGAAGATGACTTTTTCTTTTCAGGAACTCCTATACCTAAATCATTTTTAAACAAATCTAAAGCTCTAGTAGCTAAATCAGCATCGTTTGCGTTGCTGTAAACCCAATCTTGTATTGATTGTGGTTGTTCTTTAGCCCAGTTATGAAAATCTTCACTGTTTTTAATATCTTCAAAATCAGGATGTTTTTCTCTTAACCTTTTTACAGCTTCTTGTTGAGAAATTTCTAACTCTCTTTCTTGGAGTTTACTAAGGCGTTCTTCTAGAACTTTTGCTTTAGATTCACTTTGTAAGTGAGCTACAGTTTCTACAACTTCATACACTTCTGGATAAGATTGTTTAAATTCTTCAAGTTCTTCTTCAGTTTTAGGAGCAATATATTCTGTCCTATTTGCTGAAGCTTCTTCTAATAACTCTTGGTTTTTAGTTCTTAAAGAATTAACCGTTCTATCGTGATGTCTTTTTAAGTCATCATAACGCTTTTTATAATCTGGTCTTTTATAAGGTTCATTCTTAGTAGTTTCCAGATTTTCTACTTCAACATTACCAGTTTGTTCTGCTTCGTTAACATTATCAGATTTAAACAATTTGTTTTTTTCTGATGGGTCTTCAAAGTACAACTCATCTGACGATTTAAAAGGTTTATCTTTTCCTTCGTGCCAAGATTTTTTTTGATTGTAAGGATTTGGCTGTTCCTCATTTAAGACTTCTTCAGTCATTTTCTATTCTCCTACTCAGGGCTTCATCTACAAGGTAGCTCTATGTCGACTAGAGGGCTTGTTTGTAAAGGTAGCCTTTCGGTTTATTAAAAAATAAAGGCTTGATTACTCAAGGTATCTTTATCGCTATTTTAGCTTCTAACGTGTCTTTGATAAGGGTCGAGCATCATTTGTTTATTAATTTCGTCAGTAACTTCGTCACCTTCTACTTCTAATAAACGATTCATCTCTTCCCTAATAGGACCACCGTCATAAGCTTCTTGTCTTTTATCTGCTTCTGCTTCAGCTTCTTTCATCATAGCCATTAAAGTATCAGCTCCGATTTCTTCTACAGCTTTTGCAGTAAAGACAAATTCTCCATCCGATAACCTTGCGGGTACGGAATCAGAAACTCCTGTTCCCGGACCTTCTACTGGTCCAGAACCTGAAAATTCTTGAGCTACATCCATTACTTTTTCAAAAAGTGAATTTAGCTCTTTATTGTTATTTAATTCTTGTTCTAATGTTTCTTGCTCTTCTTCTGATAAAGCTTCTGATAAAATATAATCAGTATAGTTATCTTCCATTTTAGTATCAGATTCCATGTTTTCTTCTACATCTTCCATGTCTTCTAAGTCATCTGCTAGTAAAGAAGAACCACCTTCAGCTTTTGCTAACCTAGTGTCGTATAATGGAGCTCCCATGTCGTCGAATAAAAACATATCACCAAAAGTTTCAAAAGCCTCATCATCCATTAACTCTTCTAAATATTTAGCTTTACCACCTTTAGTAGTATTTGCAATCTCAAGAAGCTCTTTCATTGCTACAGCTTCTCTCATTTGTTTATCACTAAGATTAAAATCTTTAATATCTAAATCTTTTCCAAGACGAGCTATCATTTTTAAATCAGGTAAACTGTCATCATTATCTGTAACAAACTTTAATATTTGTTTAGCATCATCTGCTGATAAACTATCTGCTGCACCTTTAGGTAAGTCTTTAGAAACTGTTTTAGGAACTTGCTTTAAAAGTTTTACTAAACCTCCAACTACATATTCTTCTCTGTCCATTTCTAATAATCCTCCAGTTTCTTTTCTCTCTCTTAGTAATGCAAAATCTTTATCAGTAATTTCTCCATCATTATCAGCATCAATTTCTTTTTGATTACCTAATAATCCTCCAGTAGAAAAACTTAGTGGTACTTCATCTATCATTTCATATCCTCCTGTATCAGGGTCAAATCTTTTACCAGATTCTTGTTCTATTCTTTTATCTCTGCCTTTAATTTTTTTAGTTTCTAATGCTTTTTCACGTAAAGCTGGGCTCATTCTTTCTGAAGTTTTTGCATCTATTTTTTTTAACTCTTCCTTTCTAAGTTTTTCGATTTGATTTAATCCTTGTCTACCATATTTTTTAATTACAGCTCTAGGTCCTTCTTGTTTTAATAAAGTAAGTCCAGTTCTTAAAGCTGCTGCTCCTAGTGCTATTATTGGTACTGCCATGTTATTCCTCGTCTTTTCTGTTTAGTGTTTCTTTAACCCTCTCCGGTAGTTGCTCTAAGCGTACCAGAAAAGCTATCCTCCCCTGCAGCCGGTACATTTCCTGTTCCGATGTTGCCGTTGCCAGTGCCTGTAACTCCCAATTCTTGACCTCGTTGAGATACTCCTTGAAGCTCATCCATTCCGGACTGTTCACCAATGGGTTCAGCTTCCTCGCCTGTGTTTTGTCTAGCATTTTGCATTCCTATAATTTGTGCCATCATAGCTGCTTCTTCAGGGTCGTTCAGAATTTCATCTGGGTCTAAATCTAAGCTATAGGCAAGTTCACTAACCAATTTAGAAATTTTAACAAATGGTGCAATAGCTGGGCTTTGTGCAGTTTGTAAGAACATTGTAAGTCTTTGACTTCTAACTTCTTTCTGCATCAAGCTATTTGTACCTGTAGCTTTAACTTCTAAATCACCAACAACATCAAGTGTATCGTCTAAAAATTGCATATTCCATTGGAAGTATGCTTCACCTAATGGTTTTAATAAAAAGTCATCAAGATTTTTAACAACTGTTTTAATATTTAAAGTGGCTGCTCCTAATAACATTGACATACCAGAAGCAGTTCGTGTCATACTTTGTACTCCTGTTTGCCCGTGTGAATAACTAGGTAAGCCAGTTTGTTCATCTGCTAGTTGTCTAAACCTATCAAACATCATCATGTTTTCAGGTGCTGTGTTAGGAAATTTTAAACCATATATAGATTGACCCGGCATTCCTGCTTGTCTTCTAAATATTTTGCCGGGGTAGATTTCCATATTCTGTCCACCGACTAAAGCTGATTCATCAACATCAAAAACTAATGAACCTGCTAATGCTAAATTATCAATAGCCATTCTAGCGTGACCATTCATAATCTGTTGAGAATCATCCATATTCTCTGCGACTCCAATACCAAAAAAATTATATGGATTTCTTTCGTATGGAAAAGCGTGGTAAGGTAAACGATAAGGTGTAAATGGATTTATTACTGCTCTTAAAAGTTTATTACCACATATCCATGCATTGATTTGTACTTCATCTAAATCATCAACGCTTTCATCTAATTCAATACCAACATCTCTTGCATATTGAGCATCCATTATTCCCCAATATTCTAAGACTTCAAAGTTTTGTGAATATTCTTCGTTTCTATTATCGTCTTTTAATTGATATTCAAAATCTTTTTCTACGTAATTAGGACCTTCTTGTATACATTCTCTAATTACATCTTCATCAAAGTAAGGCATATTTCTTAACTGCCTTAGTTGACTACGATTCATTTTATGTCTATGAATTACGTATTCACATTCTTCTATGTTTGTTGCTGAAGGGTCTGGATAAAAATCCCAACAACTAACAAATTCTATTCTAGGTACTCTAACTTCGACAGGAGAATAACTTCTTTGCTCTCCTGCAACATCCCATTTATGTAATTTTTTATTAAAATTAAATGGTCCTTTAACAATTCCTGTTCCTAATAATGCTGACTCTAGTAAAGAACTTCTTATTTCTGATGACCCGTTAGATTCTTCAATTTGGTCATGTACTAGTTTTTCCATTCTTCTTGCAGCTTTTTGAGCTGGAGATATTTCTGGAATTTGTGGCATTGGAGAAGTACCTTCTTGTAGCATTCCCATTTGGTCTAGTCTTTCTTCTAGTTCTTCTTCAAACATTCCCGTGCCTATAGTAGCTCCGGGTTTTAAAGTTTTACCATCTCCTGCAAAACCATAATCTAATCTATTACCGTCAACATCTTCAACTGGTGCTTCTGCTACATTTCCTATTGAAGTTTCTAAATTAGGAGTTGGATTTTGAATATCTAGATAAGCATTTTCTTTTTCTCCTTCAGGAACATCTGTTTCTTGTATGCCTATAGGAAATTTACCTGTGCCAAAAATAACATCTACTAATTGTCCAAAAGCTGCTAAGACTTTTGTTTTAGTTATCTTAACAAATATTCTAGATTTTTCAGACTCTCTAAACTTTACGCTTTTACTATAAAGCCCACGATAATTTTCATAAGCTTTTAACCAACGTCTTTCTTCTGAATCTCTAGCGTTTTCTGCTAAAGCAAATCTACCATTTATAATTCCAACAAGATTTAATCTTTGTTCTTCTTCAAGAGTTAAAGTTTTACCAGCTTCACCCTCTACTTCTTGATAAATGTTATCTGCATTTAAAAATGTATTATTATCTTCTGCCATTTACTAATATCCAAATGTTGAATCTGCAGGTTTAAACATATCTCGTTTAAAACCCCTAAGTCTTTCTAACGTGTTTTCCATTCTTGGTCTGCTCATAATCATATAACGCAATGCGTCATAAGCGTGGTCAGAAGCGTTAGTATCAACATCTTCAGGATTAGTTTTTGACAGTGGTATGCCTTGTAATTCTCTAATTAAGTTAGGACAAGTATTAAATATTTGTAACCTAGGTCTACCATTTTCTTTAACCTTTAAATACTCATGTATTTGTATTTTACCCTGAATACGGTTTTTATCAGCTCTTCTTAGTTTGTGCCCAGCTTTTAGCAGTGATTCTCCAACTGTAGGACCAGTAGTACCTGTCTTAGCCCAAGCTGCAGTATCTAAAACACCATTTACAGAGAAAGGGTCTACTATCTCCATATCAGTTATTATAGACCCTAATTCTTCTCCTGTCAAGCCTTTTTTATATAATTCTCTATAAATAATTAAAGTATTATCATTAATATCTATTGTACCCCATAAACAACAACTTTCTGATGCATAACCATAGTCAATTCCTTTTGTTCTTTCCCAAGGTAAAGGTATTTCAAAAGGAGGTATAACATGTACTTCAGGGTCAAATTCTACAAAAGCTGCTCCTTCTGCTACATCCCAATTACCATCTAATAATTGTTTTCTTTGAATAGGGGGTAAAGACTCCAACATTTTTTCATAAATACCATCTCTAGATAAATAAGGATTATCATTTAAGTTTGCTGGTATAAATTTTCTTGTTAGACCATCTTTACCGATAAAACTAGTATTTGGCTCATTAGGTTCTATATAGCGTTTTTTTACCCAATGAGAACCTACACCACCGGGGTTAGCGGTGCAACGTAAATATGTTTGTATGCTAGGGTCAGTTGTTCTAAGACGAGAAGCTAAATAGTTCCAACTAAACTCTGTAGGTAAATGAGTTATTTCATCAAAACCTATCCAAGAATAGGCTTGTCCTTGATAACGATAAACATCTGCGTCTCTTTCTAAGAAACCAAACTCTACTTTTGCTCCGCTTGGAAAAGTCCAAATTTTTTCTACTTCTTTAAATTTTGCTCCGGGAAATGCTTGAGGATAAAGTTCTCTAGATTTATCTATAAGCTCTCTTAACTCAGGCATAGACCTTCTTAATATTAAAGCTCGATGAGCTTTGTAATGAGCAAAACGGAGAGGGTCTACCAACATTGCGTATGATTTTCCCCCTCCAGCTGCACCCCCATAGAGAACATCTTTTTCTCCTGCAGCTAAAAAATTTGTTTGTGGTCCTTCGTTTGGAGAGAACACAACATTAGCATGTTGTAATTCTTCTTGAATTGTTGGAGTAGTATTATTTAGTTCTTCTTCAGAAATTACTTTAGAAGCTTTTTTATCAGAAAGTTTTTTTAAAAGTTTTTTTTCTTCTTTTATTTTATTTTCTTGATAAGCTATTTTTTTCTTTGTAGCTTTTAATTTTTTTTCTTTTTGTTTTAATTTAGAAGTTCTTTGTTTTGTAGTAGTTTGTTTTTTATAATATTCAGGATAATTATTTTCTAATTTTTTTAATAATGCTATATGAGAAAATTTTCTATTACTTTCTTCAGTAATTAATTCAGCAGCCTGTCTTAAAGAATATGTTTTATTAATAACTAACTTACAATATTTATCTAATATATTTAGTTCTGTTTCTATAGGTTCAAGCCATCCTTTAATATTACTAATTTTATATCCAAAAGGAATAGTAGATGAAGTTTTCTTTATGTAATTATTAGGTATTTTTTTCATAATATCTTACTTAATATAATTAAACTAATAAAACTTAAAGTTATCGGTAATAGTACTGCAATTAATACAGCATTACTATGATAAAAATCTATATCTTTTACTTTATTTTTTCTCAACCTTTTTACCAAAAATCTTATCCCAGTTGTCAGCAAACTGTTCGTCGCTAACTTCTTTTGCTCTGGCTTTGTTACGAGCCATACGATTACGAGTTTGAGCTGATTTTACTTTAAATTTTCCTGCATGTGGCATAATTTTTTGAGCAGTTTCACTTCTTACTCAGGAAATTTATTTAAGCAGCAATTTTGCCAGTTATTCCACGATAAGTAACAACGTCACTTTTCTTGGCTTTCTTGACTTGCTTCTTAAGGTCTTGTGCATTATATTTAATACCTCTATAGCAATACATATCAATCTCCAGTTTGCAATTAAATTAAATGTACTTTTGTACATCACCCATTGCGTCTT